CTACCGGTTGCCTTGAACATACGTGGCGCAAAAAATGCCACCGATGCTTGAGTTGTTCCTTCAGTTGGGTCAACTCCATAGGTCAATTTTGCCTTCGTTGCAACTGTGTAGTAGGGATTGTCTTGGTATTCATACACCTCAAATCCGTATAGATTTGCTATTCTACCGGTAGTATAGTTATAGTACTGGTCGGCAAACTTTTGGTCGGAGTTAAGCAAATCGGCAACATGATCGGAACATAGTACCAAAATACGCCCTGTATTTGGAACTTTCAGTTTGTCAAAGCTTTTCTTCAATTTAATGATATCGGCTTTAGTAACCATCTTACGCGTACCATCAGGGTCAACAGCTCCTGTGGTAAGTAGTACAGGTGTTGCCGATGTATCTCCTGCAGGAGCAAGAGCCGAAATAGCTTTCGAGTATTTCTTTTGGTCTATCGCTTCACGGTGGCGAGTAATCACACTGCCCATTTTATCGAAACTGATAGCAAACAATTCATCATCCGTAATTCGTGTGGGGTTTGTCTGATATTTATCTAATCCTATGGGTTTATCGGAATCTTCTAAACTTTCGATTTGAAGCGGATAAGTCGTATTATTAATCAATACGGTTGGGTCTCCGCCCAAATTTACGAAGTGAATAACATCGTTTTCGGCATATTGACTATAATCGCGTATAGCGTTTAGCCAGCCTATGCTTTCTACACTGTTGCGAAAAGCTTTAATCATTTCGCCGGTCCATACCTCTGTATATATACCTGCAGAAAGAATACCGGTAGCGTGTACTCCATTAAAGAATGGTGCAGCTGCTCCGATTACGTTAAGACCTATACCTCCGATAAGCGGAGATATTCCGGCGGCAAATGAAATGGCGCCGCCCACAAGAAAGTTTGCCAAAATGGCAAATAACATTACAAATAATTTTCTCATTTTCGTATAGTTTTTATTGGTTTTAATTACTGTTTAATTACCTATTAAAGAGTTGGCTCCATGCCATATTCTGCTTTATACAGCTTGGCATAAGTTTCTTTATCCTCTGCGCGCAAACGAATAGCTTCGTCGGCAGGTACTTCAGATAATTTTTTGTACTCTTCCACTTCTTTTTTAGACCCAAGGTTAATTACTTCGTTTGGTTTCTTTGCCGGAGTCATCAACTCTAAAGTTGCCTTAAGCGAATCGTAACCGGCAGCTTTTCCGAGGGCAACAAAATGCTCTTTTTTGTCTGCTGTAATTTTCTTTAGCTGAATAGCATTATCGACCAATGCCATCAATGCTGTTTCTTTTTGGGTGTTAGCTTCTTTTTCCAGTGTTTCCACCTTACCGGCTGCTAACTGTAAACCGTCTATTTTTGCCAAAATTTCGGCTTCGGTTGCCGTTTCCGGCAATCCGAGTTTCAATGCAATTGTTTTCATTTCAACGTTGTTTAAATTATCTTTTATTGGTTGTAAAAAATCATTATTTCCGTCCAGCGAAAGGGTTATTCTTTTTCCGGCTGAATACAGCGCAAGAGCATCATCATTAGCCCCTATGTCTACCACGCTTACTTCTGTTAACCTGCTTTTGGTAATCGTAGCATACCTCTGTCCCGGTACTAAATAGGCAGGGTCGTCAGACCGTTCAATCGGTTCAATGCCCGGTGACACCATACGAAGCGTTCCGGCATCCCATTTCGCTTTTATTTGTTTGCTGAAATCGTCTGTTTCGTCAAACACAAGCGTTCCTTTTAGGTCGTCGCCATCTACTCGTACGTTTTCAAGATGTCCTAATGGTAATGCTTCTTCTTTATTACCTCGCCAGGGGCGGTTGTGCATCCACAGCATAATAGGATTACGCGCATATTGCGTGGTATCAATGCCTGATGTCAATACGCGAAATCCGTAAAGATTTAATTTTGAATTACTGATAACTACTTCGTATCCCATTTTTTCACTGATTTTAAGGCAAAGTAACCCTCTGAAAATTACAACCCAAAAAAGTAGTGCCATTTTGACATATATTTTTTTATATGGCTGTATTAAAGCCCATTTTTGCATCATATTTAATCTGACAATATGGCTACTAAAAGCGAAACAGAAAAGAAAAAAGAACTGGCGCGCATACTATATATGCAAGGCGAGCAGCAAACAGTTATTTCCGAGAAAATAGGTGTATCTAAAGTTTCTATCAGTAAATGGGTGAAAGAAGGCGGATGGGAAGCCAAGCGCGCAGCCAATAATATAACGCGCCCGGAACTGGTTAATAAACTGCTGGTAGCCGTAAACAAGTTGCTCGACCAAGTAGCTGATTCTGACGACCCGGCTGTGGCTGCCGGCTTATCTGATAAATTGGCAAAATTTGCCAGTGTTATTGAAAAATTGGACAAAAAAGCCAATGTAGTAGATGCCATTGAGGTATTTATGGCATTTGGCAAGTGGATACAATACCGACAATCGTTCGATCCCGAAATAACGCCGGAACTTATCAAAGCTATTAACAAGTATCAGGATTTATATATCACTGAACAAATAAGTAAATAATGGCTCAATTTCTCGACAAAGAACTCTATAAAAAATGGCAACTCCACTGCAAAGAAGTACAGGAAAACACCTATATAAATAAGTCGGAGACAAAAGCCCAGCAAACGGAGCGCATCGTGCGTGCCCGAAAGGACTATGCCTACTTTGTTGAGTACTATTTCCCTCATTTTGCAAAATGCAAATGCGGTAAGTTCCAAATACAGGCTGCCAATAAAGTACTTTCTACCAAGAACCTGAAAGCCGTCTTCAAATGGGCGCGCGGACATGCTAAATCTACACACCTTGATATTATGATTCCGCTTTGGCTCAAATGCCAAAAAGAAAGGGAACTCAATGTAATGGTGCTTGTGGGCAAAAGTCAGGACAACGCAAACACACTTCTTTCCGACGTACAAGCCGAGTTGCAGTACAACCAGCGATATAGTAACGACTTCGGGAAACAATACAATGCCGGAAGCTGGCAAGAAGGAGAATTTGTAACAGCAGACGGATGCGCATTTTTTGCCCGTGGACGCGGACAATCTCCACGTGGGCTTCGCTATAAGGAAAACCGCCCCGACTATATTGTAATTGATGACCTTGACGACGACGAACTGGTAGAAAACGAAGCTCGTGTCAGCAAGCTAACCGACTGGGTAAAAGAGGCGCTTTTCGGCTCGTTAGACGGCGGACGTGGTCGCTTTGTAATGGTGGGCAACTTAATCGGGAAAAACAGCGTGTTGGCGCGAATAGCCGCCACTGAAGGCGTATATGTTAGTCAGGTAAATATATACGATAAAAATGGTAATGTTACCTGGTGCGAAAAGTGGTCGCTACAAGAAGTAAAGGATATGGAGCAATTTATGGGATACCGCTCTTTTCAAAAGGAAAACATGAACAATCCCATTACCGAAGGAGCCGTATTTAAGAATGATTGGATCAGGTGGAAAAAACTACCCAAACTGGACAAATACGAAAGTATCGTTGCCTACTGCGACCCCTCATTTAAAAGCTCTACAAAAAACGACTACAAAGCCATTAAGATGTGGGGAAAGATAGGAACAGAACTTCATCTTATCAAAGCATTTGTTCGCCAATGTTCCACAAGCGAAATGGTGCGCTGGTTCTACGACCTGCACGAGTCTATACCCGAAGGCGTAATCTGCGATTATTACATGGAAGCTAATTTCCTTCAGGATATTATACTCGACGAATTTACTACCGAAGGAAACATTCGAGGCTACCAGTTACCCATTCGTGCCGACCAGCGCAAAAAGCCGGACAAGTTTCAGCGTATCGAAGCAGTCAGCCCATTATGGGAACGCGGTTTTATTTGGTACAATGAGGACCTTAAAAATGACCGGGATATGTTAACCGGTCTTCAGCAGACATTAGCCTTCGAGAAAGGAAGCCACACACACGATGATGCGCCCGATGCCGACGAGGGAGCTATTTATATATTACAAAAACGCACAAGAGTAGAAACATTCACCCCGTCCATCGGCAGGCGGACAACATCTAAAAATTCATGGTAAAACTATTGATTGCAATCAAAAAAAAGATGGACAATGCCCGTATTAAAAGAGCTATCCGTAAGGCTAACGACTATTTTAACAGGTCAGGTATTAAGTTTTATGTACTGTGGTATAAGGGAAAACCCCTTGTTAAATCCAAAAGCGAGTTAAAAAAACTCATTGCCGATGGCTATTTTCAAAAAGGATTTACTATACATCATATCGAACAATTGGCACTATATAAAACAAGATAATCATGTTTTTACAAGAAGAAGATTATAATGCTGTTACCGATGCCACTACATTGGATGTCATTCAGCAGTCGAGTGAAGCCACACGTCAAAAGGCGGAAGATTACGCTAAAGAGGAGATAAGCTCTTATCTGCGGAATAGGTACGATGTAGCAGCAGCTTTTGAGGCTACCGGCGAAAGCCGTAATGCAAAGTTAGTAATGATTACCGCTGATATAGCACTGTATCACCTCATCGCCTGGCTACCCAAAAAAATGGGCTTTGAAATTCGTGAAACACGTTATAAGAATGCCATTGACTGGCTTAAAGATGTGCAAGCAGGAAAGGCTTCTCCCGACCTACCTGCACTAACCGATGACAGTGGAGCCGACATAGGCAATCCGATAAAATACGGCTCATTGCCGGCAAGCAAATACGACTGGTAATGTAACAACTAAAAATATGGAAAAATATACACCCGAATTGCTGCTCGCCATGAAAGAAGGTGCGCGAGAACGAGTTAAATCAATGCTTATTGAAATGGCAATAAAATCCATTAACCTAACTAAAAAGGACATAGGCACTTGGCGTTCTGCTTGGCAAATGGCTATCAATGCCGAAAACCCACAAAGAGCAAGGCTATACGAGGTATATACAGATGTAGATATCGATTTACACCTTACCGGATGTATTGGGCAACGAAAGGGGATGGTACAAAAAAAATCGTTTAAGTTCGTCGACAAAAACGGAAAAGAAAACACCGAGCTCACAGAGCTATTTGAAAACGAGTGGTTTAAAGATTTTTGTGCCTATGTGCTCGACTCTCGCTACTGGGGACATTCACTCGTGCAGTTTGGCGATATTGTTACTGTACTCGGAAAACGCAAATTCGAGAAGGTAGAATTAGTGCCACGCCGACATGTGGTACCCGAATATGGCGTAATAGTGAAAGAGATAGGAGACGAATGGAAGCGAGGCATTGACTACCGTAACGGAAAACTCGCAGAATGGGTTATCGAAGCCGGAAAAACACACGAGCTCGGGCTCTTACTCAAATGCTCACCTGCAGCCTTAAGTAAAAAAAATATGCTCGCCTATTGGGACGCTTTTGGCGAACTTTTCGGAATGCCTATTCGCATTGGTAAAACCATAAGTCGCAACCAAAAAGAAATATCGAAAGTAGAAAAAATGCTCTCGGATATGGGGGCTGCTGCTTGGGGACTGTTTCCCGAAGGCACCGAAATAGAAATCAAGGAAACTACACGTGGAGATGCTTTTGAAGTGTATGATAAACGAGTAGAACGCGCTAACTCCGAAATGAGCAAAGGCATTCTTAACCAAACCATGACCATTGATAATGGAAGTTCGATGAGCCAAAGCGAAGTGCATCTTGATGTGTTTAAAAATGTAGTAGATGCCGATGCCGACTTTTTGCGTGATATTATCAACAATAAGCTCCTGCCATTTATGGCTATGCATGGCTTTGCAGTAGAAGGATACCGGTTCGATTGGGACGAAAGCATAGACTATACGCCACAGGAGCAAATAAACATTGAGCAAATGATACTTAACGGCGGCTACGAAATAGACCCCAAGTATTTTGCCGAAAAATACAACATTCCTATCACAGGAAAGAAACAGGCACTTCCGTTTTCCTCACCACTCAATTTTTTCGAGTAAGCCCCACCTACTATGTGGGGCTGCACACAGCATTAAGTAGCCTGTACGGAGAGCAACCAATTAAACTGGCAGCTCCCGAGGAGAATAAACCAACGTTTAATAAACCGGTGTTTGATAAAATGGTACGATGGCTGCACAAAAAGAAGGGCTTTACGCCCGAAATGTTGGCAGAAAAACCCGCACAGGACTTAATAAACGAAACCAACCGCATTTTATCACAGCCAATAACCGTACTGCAAGATATACCTGCCGAACTTTCGGCAGCTCTTGAGCAAAACACCTATATTTTTTCCGGCTTTAAAAGCTACCGGCAAATGCACGAAGTGTCAGGACTGCTTAAAGCCGAAGATGGAGGGATAAAGCCCTTTAATGCCTTTAAAGAAGACGTGCAAAAGTTACACAGCACGTATAACGAGCGATACCTCGAAGCAGAATACAACTTCGCTACACATAGCGTACAGAGTGCCGTAAAATGGCAGGACTTGGAAAATGACGGCGACCGTTACAACCTGCAATACCGCACTGCCAACGATGGTAAGGTGCGCGAAGAGCATCAGAGCCTGCACAACACCACCCTGCCGGCTTCCGACCCCTTTTGGGACAGCTATTACCCTCCTAACGGATGGAACTGCCGATGCACTGCCGTGCAGGTGCTAAAGAGTAAGTATGATAGTAGCGATAGCGCCGAAGCTATTGCCCTGGGCAATGCTATGACCGACACCCCAAAATTGCGCATTTTTCGATTCAATCCGGGTAAAACAAAGCAGGT